ATCGGAGTATTTAGCCAATCCGTTACAACCACGGGGAAAAGAAATATCTTCTGCCGGCAACTGTTTGAATTCTTCTCTGAACTTGGCAATAAAGGTTTGCACATCTTGTTCTGTACCACGAAGCATCAACTGAATAACATCTTTCATCTTCTCACGAATGGCAGATGGTGTGGATGACTTAATCATCTCAAGACCCATCACTTTCATTTGTGGTTCTTTGTATTGAACACCTTCATTGTTATACACATTGAGAATGTATCGTTTCTTGGCAGTCCAGATGCCTTTGTCGGAAAGGCCTTCACGCTTCATTTCCATTTTTTGTTGATAGGCATGGACATAATCAGCCAGTTCTTTATAAGACTTATCAATAAACGGTTGAAGTTTATCTTCACAGATTTTGTCCATGATGGTGATGACTTTGTTAACTTCACTCTGGTCTTTAACAAACTTATCCACCAACGGACCAAGTTTAAGGTAAATAGAATCTGTATCTGATGCAATGACATAATCTTTATCTTCTGTTGCCAACAGTTTATTCATGTATTCGTTTAGTTTGCCTTCAATCCACCGAATAGACAACTGGCCAGCAGTAGTGACCCCAAGAGCCATTCGCAAATCATAAAAGCGGAAATACTGGCTACCAAGAGCGCCATAAGCAGAATTAAGACCAACCTTCTTTGCAAGTTGTATGTTGTTATATTTTGCAATTCGCTTTTCAATTTCGTAGAGTTTGGATGCATCTTTTTCAACTTCATATTCTTTCTTTGCCTGAATCATTAACTTCTTGAATTTCTTTCTATCTTCATACATTTCTTCCATCATTCTTGGTAAGAAACCTTGAATGTCTGTGCGGAAGAATTGGCCATTTGGTGTCAATGTAACATTAACCAGCCTAGAGGTATCTACCTGTTTGGTTAATAAGCCATCAACAGAAACACCAGAAGAAATAACTTCACGCATTTCATCTGTATAGTTTTCAGGTTCAATCAATGTTTCAGGACTGATATTGTATTGCATCATCAAATGCGGATACAAACTGTTCAAGTCAAATGAGGCAACCCAATCATGCTTACCTACTTGCACTTCTTTAACATACGCACCTTCAAAGGCAGAATCTTTTTCTTTTGTAACTCTTGGTGGTACGATGATGCCTTTCTCAAACAGATAGGCATAAGTCAAAGAATCCCACATCCTAGTTTGTGCAAAGATATCTTCAAAGTTTGTCTTGGTATCATAGGCAAGAGTTACGCCTAGTTCAAGCAATTTTAGTTTATCTTCTAGTTTGATAATGAGTTCAACGTCTTTAATGTTATACTCAATAAACTTTTGATAGTTCAAACGATAGAGTGAGTGTAAGTTATCATACTCATCATAAGAGATTTTGCCTTCGCCAAGTTCTACTTGTGCAATGGCATCTAGACGATATGATTCTTGTGACTTACCACCTGGCGCATACCATTTGTATAGTTCAATATAATCAAGTGATTCAACACCCATGATATTATAGGCAATCATCTGACGACCATTGATGACTGTCTTGCGTTCACCAATATAATTCCATGGCGACAACTTCTTGGTTTCATCTTCACCAAGAATCTTACGAAAACGATTGATTAGATACGGCTCATCAAAGAACTTAGTGTTCCAACCAGTAAGGATATCGGGACATTTTTTAGTCCACAATGCCATAAATTGTTTGCAAAGAGAATACTCATCTTTGCATTTGACATATATTTCTTGACCTTGAGTTTCATAATCACCACAACCAAACACATAGATTGGTCCGTTTAAATATTTAATTGCAATTGCTGTAATAGGTTCATTCGCTTGATACGGGTCAGGAAAACCATTCTCTGAACCGACCTCAATATCAACTACTGCAATAGAAAGTTTATCAAAGTCATAGTCAACCATACCTGTATGTTGGTCTGCAATAAAGGCATACTCAAAACGGGTCTGGCCATAGATTTTAGGACCATTAGATACTTCTGAAAATTGTTTGATGTAATCTTTAGCAGAGCGAATGTCACCAAAGATTTTTTGGTCTAGATAATCACCGTCAAGTGAGGTGAAGTTGGTAATCTTTTTAGAAGGCAAAAAAAGTGAAGGAGAATATTCAATTCTCTGCTTCACTCTCTTGCCGTCTTGTATACCTCTGTAAAGTATGTTGTTACCGAAAGACTGGACATTAGTATAGAAATTCAAGTTAACCCGTAATCAAAGATTTAGTTGGTGGAAGAACGATACCTGAGCCAAAGATTTGATTGTAATTATTAACAAAATCTTCAGCAGGCACATAGGAGTATACTACATTCTTCTTAGATAAAGCAATAGTAGTTCCTGTTTTTTGTTCTGCGTGGAGTGGGAACGGAGAGAATCCAATATTGGGTTGACCATCTTTACCACGAACAACTGCAATACCAACTGGATTTTCAATGACAAATTCTGTTTCTGATTCCGATTCAACTTCACCAAGAAGTTCCTCACCAGTAATCAATTTCAATGCCAATATTTTCATAATGTTTCCTCAATTTAATAGCTACGATAAATAATTATATATGAATTCATTCTGATAGTCAAGCGTTTTTGAAATTATACCATGATGTTTCAAATGTTATTGATACCAGAAAATGGATCCAATCTCCCTCTTTATGTTGGCCAGTTCGGCCGTTTCGGCAGTCAAAAAAGGTTGCCAACTCTACAAAGATATTAAAGGTGCTGCTGGGGACGTTAAAGACGTCCTCAAGGATTTGGACGACCAGTTTCACAAGGCATATCAAGGCAAACCTGTACCACCAGAAGCCAAAAAACAACTCATTGAAGAAAAAAATCGTGTAGTTGAACTAAACAAAAAATCTGGCGAAACTACTGGCATCTATCAAGAAATTGGTGAACACCTTGGCAACTATTATGACAACTATTACAAGTGTTTGGCCATCTTTGAAGAAGAAGAAAAGCGTGCCAAAACGGAAGTCTATCATGGTGATACTAGTCTAGGCAAGCGTGCTCTGCAAAGAGTTTTAATGCGTAAGCAACTTGAACAAATGGGTACCGAGTTGCGTGAAATAATGGTCTATCAATCTCCTCCTGAACTAGGTGCTCTACATACTGAAGTAGAAGAAATGATGGAAGTGATGGGTAAAGAACAAAAAGTTCTTATTGCAAAAGAAATGAAAGCTCATGCAATTGAAGAACGTAGACGACTACTTAGAAAAAGAAAACTTAACGAGCAAGCCGTGGTAGGTGTTGGTATCGTAGTTGTAATTTTTGCTATTGCATTTATGATGATGTGGGTTGCATATGACCGACAACAAAAATATCCGCAATACGGAGATGGATTATTTCCTAAGTCTGAAGAACAAAGACGTAGAGAAGCTTTGCCTCAAGTCTACATTGGAAGATAATGGAGCGGGATACCGGAATTGAACCGATGACAGAAGATTGGAAATCTCCAGTTTTACCACTAAACTAATCCCGCAAATTTGGAGCGGTGGCCTAGATTCGCACTAGGTGAGTAAGTTGGACACCTACTCTGGTTCTATACCCCGACCGCATATGTAATACTATAACATTTTATAGAGTAAATGTCAAGTGTTTTTTGGTATATTTAAATTATATTTTTGTTGCTCTTCAATGCGCTTGAACTCATCATCTTCATTTTGAGCGTCTTGTAATTCTTTAGGGTCAGGTTGATGCTCTTCTTCTGGTAAAGTCATCTACCTCTCCCCGCTTTACGCATGATGGTAGATTTGGCAGCAACCGGTCCTTTGTTTTTGATATTAGGTTTATTAGGAATGTTTTTAATCACTGGTACATTAGGTACACGCTTGGTGTTTGACTTAATTTCACTCATATCATCTCCTTGTTGATGGTTGCGGAGGATGGATTCGCACCACCGACCTCCGGATTATGAGTCCGGCGCTCTACTATCTGCGCTACTCCGCTATATCTATATATCAAAGAATATAATAGTCTTCCTTACCTACACCACATTCTGGACATTCAAAGTCCTCTGGCAAAGTTTCCCATTTACCTTCTACTTCTTCATCGTGGACATGACCACATACTACACA